TAAGACAATGTCTTTCCCCCTTTTTGCGGAACAGGAAATCCACCCTTACTGCTCCGCTTACATGGCGGATTAAAATATCTGTTGGTATAACTACCTTACTAAACCCACGTTGGAGTACTCTTTTTTGTCTTTTGTTGTCTTGCTTTTTGTCTTTGGTTAAGGTCCATACCGAAGACCATATGACTAGCAGCTTGTTGGGGGTCATCAAGCCAAGCTTCGTTCATGTCTATCCAGTCTTCTTGTTTACGGAGTTTAACAGTTTCGTAAGCAGAGATAGCTAAAGATTCAGTAAAGTACTTAACACCTTGAGAGAGACAGTCTAATCTGTCATCGTGTTTAACTGCACCTTTCTCTCTACACATTCTAGACATTTGATAGAAGAGCATGTAAAGGAGGCGTTCTTCAGGTGGAGCATCAGGGTTAGATTTAAAGTCCCACTCAATGACTTTACGGTCAATGATTAATCTGTGTTGGTTGAGTACAGGTTCAAGGGAGTCGATAATACGGTCTTCTTTACGAACGTTAGCCCGTACCTCTTCAATATCAACAGGGAGTTTAACTTGTTGGAGGTGTTTACGGAAGAGTTCAGCGACCATACCATCACCGAAGTTAGTTTCAATGAGCAGTTTAGTAACTCCGTATTTCTTACAACCTTTCAGAATATCAAGTAATGTCTTGTCGGAGTACCCGTCTCTGTAAGCACGCATTTCGTGCAAGTACAGGAAACCGTTGCGTTGGGAGATAAAAGCTGCTGCTGTTTCATCTGAGCCACGACCCGACGGATCAATGGAGCAGATTGTTTCGGTGTAAGGGTTCCATTCACCTTGGAGAGACATTGGAGAGTAGAAATAATCTCCAGGTAAGCCAACAATGGGGAGGTCTTTGATAACGTTAGCGGGGTCTGAGCACCAAACGACGGCATCGGGAGCAGAAGATGGGTTAACAGAAGTGACGATAAGGTCAGCACATTTAAGAGGGAATTTTTCAGCATCACTAAGGGAGGTATCAAGCATGAACTGCAACATAAAGTTGCTACGACCCATTGAAGCTTCACGTTCAATGAGGTCATCATTAGAGAAACGATCAGGGTCAGTTACATCCCATTCACCAGCTCCGTTGTCTATATCAGCTACCAGTTGAGGTGCTAATAGCCCTTCATACTGTGAGATCTTGCGAGGGTACCTAGAAGGCCATACAAAGGGCTTATAGGAGCGTTCAGCAAGCTTACGATAGACAGTAAATGTAGTTTGAGGGGTACCAAGGTACATAATACGGCTATCTTTCTTAGGAGTAAGAATAGATTCAGCCTCAGTACAGAGTTGAAGTAACTTCTCACGCATAAGTTCAGTCATACTGTTACCCGGCACCTCAATGTCATCAAGAATCATCAGGTCTGCACGAGAACCCGTTAGCTGACCGGTAATACCAACAGACTTAACACTTGGAGCTTGATGAGGAGGACATTTGATGTCAAAGCTGATACGAGACCAACGTGAGCCATCATCGTTAGGTTTCATATGCTCTAACCAAGGTGTCTCAACGATTAGCTTTTGTAGGAAGATAGACATGTTGTCTGCACGCTCTTTAGAAGCGGAGATAATCATAATCTTCTTTTCTTGGTCGTTAAACAAAGTCCAAAGTACAAATGCTCCAGTAATCCAGGATTTACCTACACCACGGAAGGCTTGGATCTGTAATCGTTTAGGACCGTGTTGTAAGTAGTCAGCGATAGCGTATTGAGCACGAGTTGGAGAGGGAAGCTCAAGCTGACCCCATAAGGCTTGGAGAAACAGCTTGAAATCGGCCTGTAGCAGGCTTAAAGTATCATTCATAGGGAAACATACTGATAGGTGGATATAAACGGGTTAGAGAGGCAGCTAGCCACCTCTCAGAGCTATCTAACTGCTACGGCGACGACGACGACGTTCTGCTGTTGTTACACGAGCGGATGGAGCAGAAGTTCTTGTTCGACCTCTCAAGCCGGTACCACGACGGTTATTACGCTTACTATCTGAACCTGAAGAAGGTCCACTAGGAGCAGATTGCCTGTTACTACCAGTCACACGGCTTCCACCACCACGGCGGGTTGTAGTTGGTGTAGAAGGTCCAGAACTACGTGTAGTAGTACTAGGAGAACGACCTGAACCAACAGGTGGTCTAGTTGGCATCAGTTTTCCGTTAGTTCCAGATTTAGAAGAAGAACTAGAAGAGGAAGAAGAGGAAGAAGAAACGCTAGGAGGTGAAACCTTCATAGAATCTTTTCGCCGCTGGTCTTTGTTATCTTTGCTGAAATACATCTTGTGCATTTTTAGCGAAGCAGCTCTAAAAGCTTCTTTAGAGATTGTTCCATCTTTAAGTTGCTTACGAAGCTTGTCGTATTTAGCATTAATGTCTTTTTTTGCGTATGCCATTGTAGTTATTTAGTAGAATATTTTTTACCTTTGAAGGTAAAGGTTTTTTTGCCGCCTTTCTTTGCAGTGGCATAAGCTTTATCAAAAGCTTGGGCGATAGTACCAACTTTTTTAGGTCCAACTTTTGCCGGTCCTACTTTGGCTCTGCTACGAACAGTTCCGTCAGCATCACGGGTATTATACTTGTCAGTACTCTTTTTTGTAATTTTCTTACGGGTTTCTTTGCTCTCTCTTTGCTTTGCCGCAGTTATAGGGCTACGAAGAGAACCTGTTGCTAATGCAGTAACCATACCTGCAGCAAGTGTCGTCTTAAGAGCACTGCTACCACCTTTACCACCTTTACCACCTTTAGTAGTAGGTTTAACAGTAGTTTTAGGCTTACCTAATTTAGTACCAGGTGTTGGAGGTGTTTTCTTTGGTGTAGAAGTAGAACCTTGGCGTGTACCAATAATACCACTAACTCTACGACTTGGTCCCTGGATGGGAGGAGTACGTGGACCTTGTGCTCCTCGTGGAGGTACATTTTTACCACCTTTACCAGTGGTTACTTTAGAGCTACCTTTACCTTGTTGGCTTGCTCTATCTGTGGATGACGTAGGACGTGGAGTATCTTTAGCAGATGCTTTAGAACGTGCAGATCTTCCTGAGGATGAAGTGCGAAGTTGCCTACGTGTACGTGATGTTTTTCTAGGGTCTCGATTGTTAGCCATTATGAAATATGAGAGGTGATTAATTGTTCCCTAAGTGGGTTTGATCCAAAGGTGTTTCTCATCCACTTAAGCCAATTAGTACTTCCTTTTTCCTTGTTACACTTTTTACAGCACGCCACAACGTTTGTTGTAAGGTCTTGTCCACCCAAACTACGAGGTCGGACATGATCGAGAGTAAGGTTTTGTAGTTCATAAGATTCTCCGCAATAAACACATGTACAGTCGAAATGTTCTTTAACACTGCGCCTCCACAGGCGCTTAGCTTCTGAAGAGGACATGGTTATTAAGTTGTATAAGTAGTGGTCAGGATGTGGAAGTAGAGGGGTCATTTCTTCTTTTTAGGTTTGCACTTAAGTTTGCCTCTATTGCGAGCGCGATTAGAGGAGGCTTTTTCCAGAGTTGTACCACCACATTTTTTGTGTGATACGTCTTTGCCGTCACCATTTCCATAGGTTCCGCGTTTTCTGTTTTCCTTGTTAAGTGCAACTCGTTTTTTGACCCGATCAGGACGCTTCTGATATTCAGATTGCTGCTTAAGGCGTCGTCTACGTGCAGCAGGATTTTTCTTGTAGTAAGCGCTAGTTTTTGACGCCATAGAGCCTCTCTTGGACGAGGTTTGGGTCTAGTGTTGGTACAAGACCAGCTAGACGATCCAGAGGGTTCCCTTCAGTAGCAACACCACTAATGTCATTTTTAGCTAGCCAATCACAGGCTGCTTTTAAATCTTGTGTAGTGGCTTCACCGGATTTGAGACGAGAAAGGAACTCTTTCGTTACTAAGTTGTGTAGTTCGTTGAATTGGTCTTCTGTTGCTCTTTTCTTAACCATGGGGCTTTTAGGGATATAGACCAGCCATCTTCACCAAAGGTGCCTTCTTCTTTGAAGTCATACTTAATAGGTTCAGTAGGTTCTGTAACCTCTTCAATAGCTTGGTCAATTTTATGTGGAAGTGTTGTATAAAACTTCTTCTCCTGAATAAAGCGCTGAGCCCTTTCATAATCACTACGAGAGTCATATTGAAAGAGCCAGCGACCATCTTCAGGTATCAGTCCTTTTTTGAAGGCTTGATAGATTTAAGTGCAGACAAAACAAGTTGTACAACACTATTTGATTTAAGGGGTGTTAGTGCAATGATTTCACTAGCAGCCGCAATAACAATCCAAAAGATTGCAGATTCAAGAATAGCCATAATTACTTAATGATAATTTTGTCGAGTTTGTTTTCAATGCGGACCATATGTTGTTCTACTCTTTCTACCATGTCGTTTAGGTCCGATTTAGTGACATAGTCAGATGCTATACGAAGCTCTATTCTGTCTATACGATCATCTAAATATGTAATCCTATTATGAAGTCTTTGAGTAACAACTCCTAGACCAGACAAAATAGCAATAGCAACAGGTGCTATTACTTCAATCATCAGCTCAGACGCACACGAAGTGCACCACTGTTGTGATAGATCTGACCAACGATTACACCAGCCGCAGCTGCAGCAGTGTCGTCAGCAGCATCAGTTAAGTCTGAAGCATCAAGAACTAGGTCACCAGTAATTTCAACACGACCACCTGCAGCAGCAGGGATCATTTCAATGTTATTACCGACGTTAATACCAGTACCACGTACAGGGT